GCCGGAAGTCAAAGGCAAGAAGTTTCCCTATACGGAAAAGGGTATGAAGGACGCTGACATGGCCAAGAAGAAGATGGCTATGGCTGGTGCGAAGAAGATGGCCGCCAAGAAGATGAAGTCCATGGAGAAGGGCAAGTAAGCCTATGGAAAAAAAGCCCCCTCTCGGTTCTGGCGAACGATACAAACAACTTGTCGATAAGCTAGAGAAACAGGGTGCAAAGAACCCTCGATCTCTTGCTGCCTATATTGGGCGTAAGAAGTACGGCAAGAAGAAGTTTCAAGAGCTGGCCGAGAAGGGGCGCAAAAATGGATAACGTATTGAAGTTCCGACCCAGAACGCCAGAGCCCACCAAGGTTGCGGATGAACTCTACGAGACTGAGCCATCAAGCATTGATGAGATCCTCGATATGGTTCGTGGAAGGTTGAAGCAGATGGTTCTGGTCGCCATTGATGAGGACGGTGAGGCTATCGTAGCCTCCTGCCCAGCCTTCCTTGAGCGTGAAAAGGTTTTGGAAGTGTTCAGTATTGTCAATGAGTTGGTGTTCGAAGATGCTCAATCTACTTGATGCCGGTAGTTTCACGACGCAACTTTCGGTCACAGACCGTGATCGGCTACGAATGGTTATTCGCAAGATTCATCTGCGTCACTATCCGCAGGAGAAGCTCACCAACTTTGAGTGCGATAAGCTCATTGATGCGTGGGGTCCAGAGACTGCTGGCCAGTTGGTCAAGAAGGCCGTTGATGCTGGGATGTTCAGTTGAGTTTTAGCTATAAGCCGGAAGGCGACATACTCAAGGCTTTCATGAAGGATAACTCCTTCTTTCGAGGGTTGAGAGGGCCGGTCGGTGCTGGCAAGTCCGTCTGTTGTGCGGTCGAAATCTTTCGTCGCGCTCTCGAACAAGAGCCAGATAAGAACGGATTCCGCAAAACCCGCTGGGCTATCGTTCGAAACTCCTATCCTCAGTTGAGAACCACGACCATTAAGACATGGCTCGATTGGTTCCCTGAAGATATCTGGGGCAAGATGCTATGGCATCCACCGCCATATACCCACCGGTTGCGCCGCGGCAATATTGATATTGAAGTCATCTTCCTTGCCCTTGATAGAGCAGAAGACGTCAAGAAACTTTTGTCTCTGGAGTTGACCGGCGTCTGGATTAACGAGGCCCGCGAAGTTCCCAAGGCAATTGTCGATGCCTGCACCATGCGCGTTGGCCGGTTTCCCTCTATGAAAGATGGTGGCCCTACCTGGTATGGGGTGGTTGCAGATACCAACGCACCAGATGAAGATCATTGGTGGCCAATCATGGCTGGCGAAGCGCCACTGCCTGACCATATTACTCGCGAAGAAGCCTTGATGCTGATCAAGCCGGACACCTGGAAGTTCTTTAACCAGCCCGGCAGTATGCTTCAGATCAAAGATCAGGATGGATCGGTCACCGGGTACAAGTTAAATCCCAATGCCGAGAACCGAAAGAACCTGACGCCCGGTTACTATCCAGATATCATTAAGGGCAAGGCAAAGACCTGGATCGATGTTTATGTTCTGAACAAACTGGGCAGCCTCTCAGATGGAAAGGCAATCTATCCCATGTTTACCGAAGAGCTCCATGTCGCCAGAGAGCCGTTGATTCCAATTCCCAATGTCCCGATCATTGTGGGCATGGACTTCGGGTTGACGCCCGCCGCCGTTTTCTGCCAGCACGTTCGTGGTAAGTGGTTGATACTACACGAACTTGTTGCGCAAGACATGGGCATCGTGCGCTTTGCTGAACTCTTCAGGCTCGAACTTGCCCAGCGGTTTCCAGGTCATCAGGTCCACGTTCATGGAGATCCGGCTGGCGACTACAGGGCTCAGACAGATGAGAGAACGCCGTTTCAAATCCTTCGTTCGGCTGGCATTAAAGCCTACCCTGCCGGGAACAACGATGTTGCGCTGCGGCTTGAAGCCGTGTCAACAACGCTGAATCGTTTGATTGACGGCCAGACTGGCTTTTTGGTTGACCAGAGATGCGTCAATCTCCTCAAGGGCTTCCGTGGTGGATACCAATATCGGCGTCTTCAAGTCTCGGGGACCGACCGATATGAGGACAAGCCAAACAAGAACAAGTTCTCCCATGTCCATGACGCACTGCAATATGCCATGATCGGTGGTGGTGAAGGTCGAGCCCTAACCAGCACCGGCCAAAACCATAGACCTGTTGTAGCCAAGCGGGACTTCGATGTATTTACAAGGCAGCCTATCAATCGCCGCGCATCAAGAGTAAGGTTCGGTCCATTGTAGTCAGAACTGCACACTTGCAAGTGTGGGTTAATCTCAAGCGCAATGCCGTTTCAGGAGATCTCTATGTGCTTTAATCCTCCCAAGCCGCCCGCCCCGCCACCGGAAGATCCGGCCCTGAAGCAAATGCGCGAAGATTCTTTAGCTGCGGCCCAGAGCGAAAAGTCTGAGAACAAAGAACGCCGCCTCCAAGAACAGTCTATGCGTTCTGGCGGCATGGCTGGCTTTCGCTCTTTGATCTCTGGCAGCAAAGGTGGCGGTGGCTTTGGTCGCGGCCTCTTGGGATAAAAGATGATTATCAACGAACCACTACCCGATACGTCTGGCAATGAGGCCGAGGTTCTTGGCAATCGATTTCGTCGTGCCAAGACCATTAAGGATCTCTGGCTCCCCAAGTTTGAGGAGTGCTATGAGTATTCGATGCCCCAGCGCGAGAGCCTCTATGCTCAGACGCAGGCACAGGTTCGAACAGATAAGATCTTCGATGAGACGGCTGTAGTTGGCGTGCAGGAATTTGCGTCGCGACTTCAGTCCGGCCTCGTCCCTAACTACGCTCGATGGGCCGAACTCGTTGCGGGGTCAGAGATCCCCAAAGAAGAGAAAACGGAAGTCGATAAGGCTCTTGAAGAAGTAACCAACTACATCTTCGAGATCATTCAGAACTCTAACTTTGCCCAAGAAAGCCACGAGGCTTTCCTTGATCTGGCAGTTGGGACTGGATGCCTTCAAATTACCGAGGGTGACGCTATCAATCCAATCTTGTTTACGGCTGTGCCTTTGAGCCAGTTGTATCTGGATATTGGACCGGATGATAAGATCGATCACATCTTCCGTGAGCGTTCGCTGCGTGCGTCGAACATCACAGTTGCCTACCCCAAGGCAAAGATCCCGCCGGATCTCCAACGCAAGCTCGACACCGGTAAGGACGAGCACATTACGCTGGTCGATTGCACCTATCGCCTCTACGGTTCGATGGATGAAGAACATCAGCGTGTAGTCTTTGACCCTAAGACCAAGGACATTTTCTTTAAGGAGAAGTTCTCGGGCGTCGGATCAGGCCAGTATGTTGCCTTCCGTTGGTCCAAGGCGGCTGGCGAAGTCTATGGCCGTGGCCCTCTGATGAACGCCATACCTGCAATCAAGACCTGTAACCTGGTAGTTCAGATGGTTCTTGAGAACGCGCAGATGGCGATCTCTGGTTTCTACACGATGGAAGATGACGGGGTGGTTAATCCCGACACTGTTCAGATCCTGCCGGGGACTATCATACCTGTTGCCCCAGGTTCAAATGGTCTTCGCCCGGTCGCTCCCGCTGGCAGCTTCGATGTTAGCCAGTTGATTTTATCTGACATGCGGATGAATATTCGCAAGGCGCTCTACAATGATATGCTCGGCAATCCTGACAGGACCCCGATGAGCGCCACTGAAGTTGCCCAGCGCATGGCTGATCTGTCTCGTCAGATCGGCGCGGCGTTCGGACGTCTTCAGGCAGAGTTCGTGAATCCGGTCTTGCGCCGTGTGGTCTACATTCTTAAGAAACAGGGCCGTATTAATCTGCCAACTGTTAACGGTCGTGAAGTCAAAGTTCGTTCAACAAGTCCACTTGCTGCTGCCCAGGCTCAGCAGGATATTGTTGTGTTCGATAGATTTGTCGAGTTGGTACAGGGGCGCTTTGGACCGCAGCTAGTCAATCTGCTGGTCAAGAGTGAAGAAGCGGCAAAGTATTTGGCTGACAAGTTTGGCGTTCCCGAGCGGCTGCTGCGCTCAGATAAGGAACGAGCAGATCTTGTGGCGCAGCTTACTCAGATACAGGGAGCTATGAATGGTGGAGAAGCGCCTCCAGGTGGTGGGACCTGACGGGATACCCCGTCCTCCAGACAAAGAGCAGGAACTCAATAAGATATTTAGCGGCGTATTTAGCGGGACTGCTGGAGCAGAGGTCTTGCGCTATCTACGCTCGATTACTATTGAGGCTGTGTCTGGACCCAACGTTACATCGAACGAACTCTTTCACCGCGAAGGTATGCGCTACCTCGTAGGTATTATGGAACAGCGCATCTCAAGGGGAAAAAATGGCTGATTCACTTATTTCGGGAAACACTGGTGACGAACAGTCCACCGCGTCTACAAGCAATTCCCAGATCACGGATGCCGTAACGCAGGGTACAGCTCAAGAACAGCGTCCAGATTGGTTGCCAGAAAACTTTTGGGTTGACGGCAAGCCGCACTATGAGAACCTTGCCAAGAGCTATAGCGAGATCCGTTCCAAGTTCGGCAGCAAGGAAGAAGATCTTCGCACCCGAATCATTGATGAACTTTCGAGCGAAGCTATTGCTGGTCGGCCTGAGACAGCTGATCAGTATGAGCTCCCTGAGATTGAAGGCGCTGATCTCCAGCAAATGGCCAGCCATCCCCTGACGAAGTGGTGGTCTGAGTTTGCCTATGAGAACGGCTTTGACCAGGACACATTTAAGCAGGGCATCTCAAAGTATATTGAATCCCGTGTCTCGGACGTCCCTGATTTTGAAAGCGAGATCAAGGCGCTAGGCGACAATGCCAATGCTCGCACTGAAGCTGTTGGCCTGTGGGTAAACAAGAACTTTGCGGAGACTGAGCGCGTTCAGATTGAGAAACTCTGCACCACCGCTGAAGGCGTGAAGGTCATGGAGAAGCTCATGGGCATGCTGAAGGACGGTGGATCAAGTTCTGCGTTTGAACCGCCGCCGGAAGTCACTGATAAGGATGTCCAGAAGATGATGATGGATCGTCGTTACTGGCATGCAAGTGACCGCGACCCAGCTTATGTAGCAAAAATCGAAGCGCACTTCCGTAAGAAGTATGGGGTGGGCTAGTGCTAATCCGCAACTTTGCGGCTCAAGATCTTGAGGCTTGCATTGAGCTTGGCTCGATGATGCACCAAGAAAGTGTTTATAGAAATCAACCATTTAGCAGGGATAGGCTGATGTTTTTAGCCCATCTCTGCTTAACCAACCCAGATTATATTTGCCTCGTTGCAGAACGAAGCAATCAGATCGTTGGCCTAATGGCTGGTATCATAGGTCAGAACTTCTTTGCTGATAGCAAATACGCTGCTGACCTTGCTCTTTATGTTGCACCGCAGCATAGAGGGTCAACTGCTGCTGTGCGGTTGATCATTGAGTTCTCCAAATGGGCCGAGGCTTCTGGCTGCAATGAGATGCGATGTGGCGTAACCACAGGCATCAATGATGAGCTGGGCGGTAAGATCTACCGGCGATTTGGCTTTGTCGATGGGGGCAATCTGTACGTTAAACAGATTAGTCCATTGTAAAGAAGTCGATTAAGATAAAAGTCTTGAGTAGGCCCGCATAACTGGTTGAGCCCCGTCAGGGATAACTCTTCCCCCGGTGACTGTCGGATAACCTATTAACCCCAGGTTTCATCAAACTTTGAAAGGGCATGATCATGGCTGTCACCATCGACCAGGCTTTTATCAAGCAGTTTGAGTCCGAAGTTCACATGGCCTATCAGCGCCAGGGCTCAAAGTTGCTTAACACGGTTCGCTTCAAGGGCGCGGTTCAGGGTAAGTCCACCACCTTCCAGAAGGTTGGTAAGGGCGTAGCTGCAACCAAAAGCCGCCACGGCAATCTTCCTGTCATGAACGTTGATCACACCAACGTTGAATGCAATCTCGGTGACTTCTACGCCTCCGACTATGTTGATAAGCTCGACGAGCTGAAGATCAACATCGATGAGCGTCAGATTGTTGCATCATCCGCTGCTTACAGCCTTGGCCGTAAGTCGGACGATCTCATCCTCACGGCTGCTGATTCGACTTCGAACACGATCACTGAAGCCAGCACGGATGGTCTGACGCAGACGAAGATTAACACCGTCTTCGAATACTTCGGTACGAATGATGTGCCGGACGATGGCGAGCGTTACTTCATCATCAGCCCTGCTGGTTGGGTTGATCTGCTTGGCATCTCGGCGTTTTCGGACGCTGACTTCGTTGGCTCCGATGACCTCCCCTACAAGGGCGGCATGGTTGCCAAGCGTTGGCTCGGCTTTATGTGGATGACGCACTCTGGCTTGTCGGTCGCTTCGACAATCCGCAAGTGCTACGCCTATCACCGCTCTGCCATCGGCATGGCTTCTGGTCAGGATGTCTCGACGGAAGTCAACTACGTCCCCGAGAAGGCAGCGCATCTTGTCACGGCTATGATGTCACAGGGTTCTGTCCTGATCGACACCACGGGCGTGTACGAAGTCCAGATCAAGGAGTAACTCATCATGGCTCTTGTTGCTACTGATCTCACCAAAGTCGCGGGTGGCGCTCGTCAGGTATGGCACTACGTGTCTGCCGATGCCCCGGCAACGATTGCTGGTTCCGGTTACTTCAACTCCGTGACTGACAATCTTCGCCAGTACGATACCATCCTCACGGTTGGTACAACTGGCGGCACCGTCACCGTTGATCTGCTGGTCGTCACGTCTGCTACGGGCGCGGCTACCGTCACGACAACGAACGGTACTTAATAGGTTCCTCTCCCATAGAGAGTAATCTTTGCGGGTGGGGCTTCGGTTCCACCCGCTTTATTATACGAGGTTGCCGTGGCCATTACTGATATTGACATCTGTGCTCGCGCTCTCGTCCTGATCGGCGCAAGTCCGATTACGTCCTTCGATGAAGGTACGACTGAATCAACGGTCGCTTCCAACATTTACGAAGACACTGTTCGAGATATGCTCTCGCGTCACCGTTGGCGATTTGCTAGTGGACAGTCTCAGCTCTCGCGCTTGGTCGATGTCCCTGATGCCAAGTGGGATGCGGCTTATCAACTTCCGGCAGATCTATTGATCCTTCACGGCGTCACGGTTACGGATGATCAGATCGCCTATGATCGCTATCAAGATAAGGTTTACTGCAATGCAACCACTGAAGATGTGGTCTTTGCTGATTACTCCTTCCAGGCAAATGAAGATCTCTGGCCTCCCTACTTTGTGACGGCTGTCCAATATCAGTTGGCTTCTATCTTTGCCTACTCGGTCGCAGCCCAAGAAGGGCTTTCGGATATGTTTGAGAAACGCGCCATGCGTCAGATGACGATTGGCCGGACCATCGACAGTCAGAGTCAGACAACGCGCCGACTAAATGTCCAACGCTTTAATCAGGTACGGACGACGACGAGAGGTTACTAACCGATGGGCATGAAGCTAGTCCAAACTAACTTCTCATCGGGAGAGATTGGCCCACTCATGGACATGCGCCATGATACAGGAGCCTTTGCTAATGGTGCTCGTCGTCTGCGTAACGTGTCGGTTCTTAACCAGGGTGGCGTGACCCGCCGTCCCGGTACGGGATATCTAGCAACGCTGAATGGTCGGGCTCGCCTTATTCCATTCGAGTTCTCTAGCACTGAGCAATATATCTTTGCCTTTGGAAATACTCGCCTCGATGTCTATTCAACTGCTGGGGCGTTAATCCAAAGCATTACCGGCTGCCCTTGGACTTCGAGTATTCTCTTCTCGATGACCTATTCTCAAGCTGCCGATGTTATGATCCTCTGCTCCCCTGAGATGGCAACGCAGATTATCAGGCGAACAAGCTCAACAACTTTTACTCGCTCTGTTTTTGCTTTTGATCAGTCCGTAAACAATGATCTTATCTATCAGCCCTACTATAAGTTTGCATTAGATACGGTCACTCTTAGCTGCTCTGGCACAACCGGTAGCGTTACCGTCACCTCAAGTGCGGCGCATTTTACTGCGGGCTATGTCGGTACTCGCATTCGTTGGTTTGGCGTTGAGCTTGATATTACGGCATATACCAATGCAACAACGGTAACGGCAACGGTTAAGGGAGAGCTTAAAGGGTCCTATGACATTGATCCTATGAAGTCATCAGATGGCTCTAGCACAGTAGAAGTCACTCACGTTAATCATGGGTTGGCAACTGGTGCGTCCATTACTATAGCTGGAGCTAATGCCTTTGCTGGTTTAACCAAAGCGCATATCAATGGCACTTTTACGATTACGGTGCTCAATGATAATGTTTATCAGTTCACAGCTGGCGGTAGTGCCAATCTTTCTGCTGATGGCGGCGGTCCAAACGTTCATTTCACAGGGAGCAATATACCAACTCGCAATTGGGATGAACCCGCCTTCTCAGCGGTTCGCGGTTATCCTGGCTGCGTAACCTTTCATGAAAGCCGCCTTTGGTTTGGTGGATCGTACTCCCAACCTGATAGCCTCTGGGCGTCCAAGATAGGACAGTTCTTCAACTTTAATGTTGGCGAGGGTCTTGATAACGAATCGATCCAAGTATCTGTTGGCTCGGATGATATCTCCTCCGTGCTTCACTTGGTTTCGAATCGGCACCTTCAGATCTTTACTGCGACATCTGAGTTTTATGTACCCCGCGTATCTCAGTCTACGACTACGCCGGGGAACATTACCATTGCACGTCAGACGCCTTATGGTTCGTCTACTATTATGCCGTTGCCGTTTGATGGTGCGACTGTTTATCTTCAGGCAACTCGCAGTGCGATCCGCGAGTTTCTCTACACAGATAGCGAGCAGGCATATAGTGCTCCAATGCTGACCTTGCTGGCTGATCATTTGATTGATACCCCGCATGATATGAATATCTTATTCGGGACTGAGGACCGTCCAGAGCAATATCTGCTGGTGATTAATAATGACGGCACCATTGCTTGCTTCCATTCAGCCAGGTCTGAACGGTTGGCTGCTTGGTCGCTATGGGACACAGAGCACCCGTCTGGTATAGCCAAGTTTGATGCTATCGTTTCTATCGGGAACCGTATGTACATCTCGGTTCTTCGTGGCACAGATTATTATCTGGAGCAGATGGCCAAGAGTGACCTTGAGCTGACGCTTGATTGCGCCAAGAGTTATACCTCTGGGTCGGCTACGAATACTTGGACCGTCAACGCCATCTATGCCAATCGAACTGTCTCGGTGGTTTCCAATAACTATTATCTTGGCGACTACGCGTGTAATGCTTCTGCTCAGATTGTGCTCGATGATGAAGTCACGGCAATCACTGTTGGCTTCAATTACGATGTTACGATTGAGACGCTTCCGGCAAATGTCATCTTACCTGCTGGTAATTACTCAGGCCGTCCTAAGCGCATCGCTCGCGTAATCCTTGCTCTGAACTCCACCCTTGCGGTGAGCGTACAAGGCAACCGACTTATTATTCGTCAGGTGACTGATGACTTTTCTTTGCAGCCAACTGCCGTTACAGGGAAGAGAGAGTTCTTTCTACTGGGCTTTAATCGAGATGCAACGGTCACGATTACCCAGACTGAACCACTTCCTTTAAGGCTGCTTGGTATGGCTATGGAGGTATCAATCTAATGTGCGTCACAGCTATTGTTGCATCAACTTTGATCTCTGCTGTTGGTGGCTTTGTTCAGGCATCTGGACAGGCTGCTGCTGCTCAATCGGAAGCTGATTGGCGTAATTACCAAATTGAAGTTCAGAATCGTCAGCTGTCTGAAGATGCTGAGCTTACTCGTATTCAGGCGCTTGAGACTGAGAACAAGCGTCTTGATCAGAACCGTCGCCTCCGTGCAGCCAATGAAGCTTTCCTTGCGGGATCTGGCGTGGGTGAAAGTCGCTCCTTCTTACAGGGGGTCGAACCTCAGAGCGAGCGTTTCCTTCGTCAAGATGTGGCATCTCTGCGTCTTCAGTCTGGGACGCAGATCAATCGTATTGCAGATCAGATCGCAGTAAATAAAGCTGAAGGTCAGTTTGCTCGCGCCCGTGCTGACATGGTTTCCTCTACTGCGTTCACCAATGCGGCCTTTAGTGCTGCGGGTAGTGCAGCTAAAGGTGCGTACACTTATAGCAGGACAAGATAAATCATGGCTATTAAAGCTGAAGAACGTCAGATTGGAACGCAGCCTAGCGATCGTTTGATCCGCGAGTTTAAGACGCAATTGCCATCTCCTGATATGAGCGGCGTTGCAAATCTTGGCAAAGTCATCGGCGATATTGGTGAGCAAGAGGCTGTTCGTACAGCCAAAGAAGAAGCAACATCTTATGCCAACTCTCTTGAGTTTGGCCGTGATGAAAAAGGCAACTTTGTTAAGCCTGTTGCCCCCGATGAATTTGGTCCTATGCGCCGAGAGGTCTTTAATGATCTCATCAACCGTCGGTATACGACTGACGTTCTTCTAGATCATGATGCTGCTGTCGCAGATATCTATACAAAAAATAAAGCTGCGGGTGGAGACCCGAGCGCCGCTGCTGCTAAAGCACAGGCTGACATGACTGGGCGACTTGCTGGTGTTGATCCAGCTAGCCGTCCTATTATTGCACAGGCAATGCGAAAGAACCTAATCCAGTATGATACTGGAGCTAAATCCGAGTTTTATACTCGTACCCTTAGAGCAGAAATAATTAACAACGGAGAGCAAATCACTGCTCTGTCAGATCGATATGTTCGTGCAACTGCTGCTGGTAATACTGGTGACGCTGATCTTGCTCTTGCTGAGATTACAGATCGTCGTAATAAGTTAAAAGCTGCTGGGTTTCTTACGCAAGATCCTGAAGCGGATAAGATCTTCTTCAGCTCGATTAAGGCCAGTGCTCTTGTAAGACGCGAGATTACTTCAGCAGTCAACAATCCCCAGCTTGATAAGGGAAACTTCCCGTCAGAGATCAACCGTCTACAACGTATTGTCATGGGCGATGCTGCCGATGATGAAACTGCTTTTGGCTTTAAGAAGACTGACTTTGATAATCTTGATCGAGCGACCGCTGCCAAGATCTATCAAGACCTAACTCGCACATCGACCGACTTTAGACAGCAGTTTGCCGTTTCTTCTCAGATGCAGAAGATCCAAACCTTTCTGTCCAATGCCGATTCTGGGATTAAGAATCAAACGTTCGGCATGCCAGACGATCTTTTGGTAATGGCTTTTAAGCAGGACATTATCAACGTCAATAAAAACCGTACCTTAGAAGGCTTGCCGGCAATCAGTGAGACTTCTCCTGAAGGCATGGCTTACCTTGTGTCTCGCCATGGTTTTTTGCCGGGTAAACTTTATGATGGCATATTCTCAAATCTGGCAACTCGCGCACCAGATCAGATTGAACTTGCATCTCAAGTGTATCGCAACGCCGAGAAGATGCCCGATGCAACAGGCACGGGTACTGCAAGTCAGGTGAACAACTTTGGCAATGCCGAGGATCGCAACTTCTTAGATCATTATATTGGTCTTAGAACATCTGGCATTGATCCAGCAAATGCTGTTACGCAAGCTAGACAAATTATTAAAGATAAGGAAGCTCGAAGAGATAGCCTTGGTGCGGAAGCTGCTGCTTTGCAAGAATATAATCGCTTCAAAGGACGCGAAGATGCAAAGCCTGCTGATCTCATTAAGGATATAAAAAATCGCACCGGCATTGATATCGGCAAAATGCCGGATGATGCGCGTGCTGAGTTTACAAAACGTGTTCAAAGGAGCATCTCAACTGCTGCTAGTTATGAAAAAGGTGTTATGGTTGCTGCTGATATGTTCAAAAAAGACTGGGCAATTGATCCCCTTTCTTGGAAGAACCAGTCAGACAAGTACCGTGATACGGCTTATGTTCCAAAGGGACAGGCGTTCCCTATTCCATTGGATGGGAAAAACGAAACTGTGTCCCAATGGATGACGCCTTATCTTGGTCCTTTACTTTCCAACTATGCCCCAAAAGGTAAGGACAGCAAAGGAAAAGAAATTGAAGGAACAATTCAGATTGTTGGTATCTCTAAAGCTGTCCCAATTGCCTCGCTGGAGATTGGTAAGAACATCTTTTTTCAAAGCACAGGACGAGCAACCTACGACCCAAGTATCCCGTGGCATCAGCAGTCACAAGTGAACCCCAACTTTCAGGTAGTTTATTATGACGCTAAGAGCAGTGCGTCGGCTATCATTCATGCCGCACCTAATGCTGCGGGTGCGAATGTCCCATTAACATTAGAGCCTCATGCTGAAGCCAAAGCGCAACACGATGCCTTTGCGGAAGCTGCTCGTGCAAATAATGTTCGTGCTAATCAACTTGATCGCAATTCGCAGACGATGTTTAGGCAATCATCAGGCACTCTTTCTATGGAGGGCTTTATGGCTGGAACTCCACAGGAGGGGGCAGTACCCCCAGTCGTTGGCCTGTTAAATGTTCCACAGCCCATGAAGCCTATTGCCTATGGCCGAGATGGGAAACCATTTAGCCCGCCGAGCAATCTTGATCGTGCTACCTTATCTAGAGTTGGGGCTGGCCGTCTGCAATTTGATCCCAACGTACCGGGAGGATTTACGGAATCTCCTGCGGTTGAGTTGTTCAGTCCTCCAAATGTAGACAACCTCGTACCGTCCATCCTACGGGATACGGTCCAGCGTCCACAGCGTCGTTCGAGCTTTGATCCAGCTAGCGCTCCCCCTGCTGAATTTGTTCAGGGTGGCCCTGTGGTTCTTGCCGGAAATCAAACGGTTCAGATTTCACCTAAGGATCGTGACCTTTTAATCCGAACGGTAATGGCTGAAGCTGGGTCAGAGCCACCAGAAGGCAAGGCTGGCGTTGCGTATGTAGTTCTTAACCGATTGGCAAGCGGTCGCTTTGGTAATGATGTCTATAGCATCTTGACCAAAAAGAATCAGTTCGAACCTTGGACTAAGAACCCCGAGAAGGTAATGGCCTATAGCCCCTCAACTCCTGGCTGGCGTCAGGCCGCAACAATTGTGGACACAATGATTGCTGGCGGTGTGAGTGACCCAACAAATGGTGCTACTCATTTTGCCAACCGCGATATTGTAGCGGCTCGACAGAATACCCGCGCTTTGCGTTGGATCGATACTATGTCAAACCCCACAAAGATCGGGCGTCATACCTTTGGTAGTGCTGGTGTGGAAGGTGCTGATCTACCCGCTCCTGGTGTACGAAACACTTCGTTTGAAACAGAATCAAATACGCCTGAAGGCTTCTTTGTTCCTGGAGGTAATGAAGATAAGGAAACTGAGTTCTATCGGAAACAAAAACTAGAAAAAGAACATGCAGCAAAACTGCGTGATCTTTATAATCAAGAACAAAAAGGTATTATTGATAAAGAAACTTCTTATCAAGAAGGTCGTAAGACGTCAATTGAATATTATAAAAAAATATATGGTACAACAACAAAAAGTTCTACAGACAAAAGCACTAATACAGGTGATGGTATGTTTGCGGTGTATATAGAAGAAAAACTTCCCAAGATGACGGAATCTGAAAGAAAAGTTTCCGTTACTTGGAATCATGCATCGTTATTCGAGTTTAAGAGCATCCTTGACAGCAGAGGAGCGGTAAGAATACCTGCAAAAATGATAGATGATAAAAAAACAGCCGATCAAATTCTTACAGAAGAAGTGGCAAAAGAGTTAGGTGCTTTTCGAAAAGTCTTGGAAGATGGTGGCGTAATTTTGTACAAAGACAAAATTAGCTAAATACAACTAAACAAGGGTTATCACGATGGCTGGCATTGAAGAGTTCACAGAAGAATACTTTGCTCGCCAACGTGCAAACATGGCAAAGCCGTATCCATCAGCTCAAGCGTCGTTTGAAGTTAAAGATCCCAGCTTCGTGCAGAATGTCTGGGATGAGGTTACTGTCCAGCCATTCTGGAATATGCTTGCTCAGAGCGCAGACGTATTCCAAAAATATGATGCTGAGTTCGATCCTCTTACTCCTGAGAATCTTAAAGGATTTGAGCAGTACAGCAGCGTCTTACGGGAAGCTCGTAATCCTGAACATGCCGCTGCGATTAAGGATCGGATTACTAGGTTTTCTGAAACGAAAAGTCGCATTGATGAAGAAGGTGGTATCCTCTCTGGCTTTGCTTCAGAAATCTTTAACCCAATTAACTACCTTGTTCCGGGCGCTGCCTTGCGTCGAGGTGTTGGGGTGGTCTCTGGCTTTGCTCGTGGCGTTGCTGCCGGTGCACCAGGACAGATTGTCGATGAGGCACTACGCCAGACTGTAGATCCTACAGCTACCCTGATGGAATCAGGAAGCAACCTTGCATATGGTATGGTGTTCGCTGGCCTTCTTGGTAGCGGCATTGGCTTTATCAAAGCACCCGATGGATCTCAGGTTGTGCCTGATGTGAATGGCATTGCTAAGAAGTATGAGGGCGATATCAATCGTCATATGAGCGAGCCTCCAGCGCGTAGCCCAGAAGCCGAGGCGGTGCTTGTTCAGTTAGATGAAGTCACTACCAAGATTGATGAGCTTCAGTCTAGGGCAGAGACGACCCCAAAAGAAAAACTGGATGCGGAATTATCTGCCCTTAGAACGCAGCAAGAAGATCTTGTTGCTAGGGCAACACAGGTTTCAGAGACTCCAACCCCACTTATTAAGGAAGAGGCGAAGTTTGCAACTGGTGTCTACAAACTTGCTGACTCCCTGAGTGGGATGCTTCGCATTAATTCTTATGGCGACCTAATTACCTCTGGTGTTGGTGGGTGGGAAACCTTTGGCCATAAGATGCTTGGCGAAATGGATCTGGTTCTAAACAAAAACAAGCTCGACAAATTGCCAACAGAGGCATCTCTGTATCTTGGCAATGGCATGAACATTGGTCTGGGTGTTCAGTATCGAGACCAGATGAACTTTACTTTTGGTGAATATCTTGGTGGCGGTCTGGAGCAGATGACTGTTGCTGGGTTAAACGTGCCGGTTACTGGTCGCCGTATAGCGGATGTTGCTCGTGGTGCAGTAGGCAAACGTGCTTCTGATGGGTTGATGACCTATCCTGAATTTAAGGATGTGATCTATCGATCCTTGCGTGATGATGGAACCATTGCCGTTCCTGATAAACGTCCAGATGGAACACTGATCTCTGATCGTGAACGAAAGATGATTGAGAAGGGAGCCGAGCAGACGGTTGCTTTCTATCGTGAGCTTGGTGAACGCTTCACAGAAAGTGGTTATCTTCGCACAAAGCAGGGAGCTATTAAGCAGCTGGATCTCCACAAGGATGCTTTGAAAGAACATCAGGATCGGCTGACTGCGCTCTATAGCACAGAGAATCGAACTGCCAAGCAACTGGTTGAGATTGAGATCCGTCAGGAGGCCGTTACTGCAATTGGCAATAAGGTCACTGAGTTCAACACGTTTGGTGTTCGAGACGAAGACTTCTTCCAGCAAAAGATTAAAGACATTGCTGTATCTAAGAAAGCGGCTGAGGTTCGAGCTGGGAAAAAACTTGATGAGCTTACTGAAGATTTAACCGCGCGTCGTCTTGAGATGGAAGGTGAGCTCAATGATCTATTGAGTAAAGACCCAGCTGATGTTTCTAGTCGTGACTTAAAGCGCATGGCTTATCTTGAGCAGCGTCTTGGAGAAGGTCTAACTGAAAAGCAAGAGGCTTTTGTTCAGCGTCTTGAGCAAGCTACTAATAAAAAATACTCCAAACGTCAGGCAGACTATCTCTTTTATCTTATGCAAAAAGAAGAAGAGCTTGCTCAAATCCGCAAGGATATTGATGACGGCACAATTACTTACGAAAACCTTCGTAAGAATTACGTGTCTATTATCTATGACCTTGATGCTATTGTATCTGATGAAGCCGGTTCTCAGATCTTTCGCAAGAAGGTGACGGCAAAGTTTAAGGAAGATTCTGAACGCACTGGCTATAGCCGTGAGAAAAAGGATCTTGCCTATTCTCTTGGTGTTGATGAAGCCGCATCTTTTGTTGAGAAGAATAGTCTTCGCGAGATTATGGCGCGCATTGAGGCTTTAGAATCTGCGCGCCGTGGGTTGCGTGAAGCCATGGCTCCCGAAGATCTTCAAAAGATTATTGAGGAGCAGCGTCGAGTTCGCAATGCAATCTCTGGTCGGATGGCTGAAGTCGAAGCCAAACTAACACCAAAGGAAATTGCTGCTGCCCCTCTTCCTCAGTTAGATCTAGAGGTGTTAAAAACTCGGCTGGCTTATCTTATTGGCCAAGCCAATCTTGATAAGATGCCATCTGGTAAACAGGCTGAAGAAATTGAACGTCTTATTAACGAGCGTGTTAATCAGACAATGAACAACATCTTGCGTCAGGGCGAGATGGGTGAACTATCTGTTGGTACTAGCAATGGTGCGAGCTTTATGGCTCGTCGTAAACTTGGCTTCTCTCCTCATGAGATTGCTGACTTTACCATTACAGATCTTGATGCCCTGTCTATTGCCTATGCCCAGCGTGGCGGTATGGCCAGTCAGGTAACAAAGGGCTTTGGCTCTCGTGATGCAACCATTGGTATCTATAAGGCTCTTGCCGATGGCATTGACGATCTTAAAGGCAATGACTTTGACAAGTTGTTGGAGCAGACCCGTAAAGCCAAGAACTCAATGGATGACGTTCGAGACTATGCTCTTGGCGATCAGTGGGCAAAAGACGTAACCGCCTGGGACCGTAAGGCTGTCCGCGCAATCTTGGACTGGTCAACTGTTAACCTCCTAGACAATGCTGTTGTCCCATCTCTTGCCGATACTATTCGTCCGATCACAACCTTCGGTGTAAGCCGGACTATGGAGTTTGCCTTCAAGGGTCTCTTTGCTGATATGGATGCTCTTAAAAATATGAGCAAAGAGTTGAAGCAATTGACCGGTGAATTTGGCGAAGTATCGGGAGCGGCTGCTGCTCATACCTATGTCAACGGCGGTGGTGTTTCTTCCGCTGGGACAAACTGGGCAACCAGGTCTTTGGACAAGTTTTCATCTTTTGCCAATGGCCCATTCTTTATCTTGAATGGCCTGTCAATTCTGACTGAAGTTCTTAAGAAGTGGACCGGCTTGATGTCGGCTCACTTTATTATTGAGGACGCTGGTAAGATTGCTGGCAAGACAGCTGACGAGAAGACGCTGGTTAACTGGCGAGCCTCTGGCCTGTCTGAAGAAGACGCTGTCAAGATAAATAAACTGGTCCAAGACGGGATCATTGAGCGTCCTAACTACGGGTATTATGCCAATACCTCTAAGTGGGGCGACGACGAACTGGTTAACAAGTTTGCCGTTGCTAATCGAGCTCAGATTCGCCGAACCATTGTAACCTCTGGACCAGCAAACAAACCGACAATCGCTCAAGGTTTTGTTGGCCAGGGCGATGAGCGTCGAGAGATTGCTTTGGGTCGGATTCCCTTTCAGCTTATGTCCTGGGCGTTTGCTGCCAACAACAAGATTATGCTCTCAGCCCTTCAAGGTCGAGATGCTAATGTCTTTGGTACGGCCTTATCGCTGGTAGGTATGGGTGCAATGGTTAGCTATCTGACTACTCCAGATAGCATCTGGGAAAAGCTGAGCTTAGAAGAGAAGATGCTTAGATCCACCGAACGATCAGGTATCTTTGGTATCTTCACGGATACATCCTCCATGGTAGAACAAGCTACCCGTGGCCAGTATGGCATTCGACCCATGCTTGGGTTGGATCCTCCTTATGGTCAGGCTGACGGCTATCGCCAGTTTACCCGTATTGCTGGCGCTCCCACATCCAACTTTGTTGAACTCTATAAGATTTTTGTAGACCAGGATCTGACGGATCGAGAGCGAGCCAAGTCGGTCATCAACCTTATACCTCTGACGGGTGCGTTTTACTGGAAAGAAGGCTGGCAACAGCTTGGGAGATCTGCAGCTGATGCTTGGGATTAGTCCATTTCTAACCCATTGAATCGGCCCGAAAAGGTATCAGGAGAGAACCATGCCCATTCTGATTAACGATACTGCCCCTCGCGCTCAGTATACGGCGACCTCGGGTCAAACCGTATTCTCGGTTCCGTTTGAGTTCTTCGCGAACAGCGATCTCAAGGTGTATCGCAACTCTACACTTTTAACATTGACCACAAACTACACTGTAACGGGTGCTGGTGTTACCGGTGGTGGCTCAATTACTTTTGTGGCGGGTGCGACGGCGGGCGATATTGTTACCATTACGCGTAATATTGCGGTTCAAAGGGTGACGGACTTCCCGACCTCTGGCCCGTTTAACATCGAAGCTCTGAACACCGATCTTGATCGCCTTACTGCCATGATGCAGGAACGCGAGGACGGTTTAACTCGCGTTGTTCAGCTATCTGAAACGGACAGTTCTGCATCTTTGCAGCTGCCTTCTGTTTCAAGCCGAGCTTCTAAAGTTTTAGGCTTTGACATTAGTGGCAATACCATTGCCATGCAGGAGATTGGTAACTATCGAGGCAATTGGGCCACGTCCACTGCCTTCATTGTGCGCGATCTAGTTAAGGATAGCAGCAACAGCAACATTTATATTTGTTTAGTTGCACATACGTCTACTGGCTCAACACCTATTTCCAGTAATGCTGATGTTGCAAAATGGGGTCTTATAGTTGACGCCGCTACGGCTACTTCTGCATCTAGCAGCGCGTCAACTAGCGCTACCAATGCTGCCGCCTCTGCTGCTGCTGCTGCTGCTTCTGAGTCCAGCGCTTCTGGGTCTGCATCGAGCGCGTCAACATCAGCATCTAATGCTGCCTCGGCCCAGACTGCCGCCGAATCAGCTCGTGATGCAACGCTTGCTGCCTACGATAACTTTGATGATCGCTATCTTGGTGCAAAAGCAAGCGATCCAAGCGTGGACAATGATGGCAATGCCCTCATTGCTGGCGCTCTCTATTTTAATTCTACTGATGGAGTAATGAAACTCTATACAGGTAGTGCATGGGTTGCGGCTTATGTATCGGGCTCTGGTTTTCTTGCTGCGTCCAGCAATCTGTCAGACTTAACAAGTACTTCGACAGCTCGCACTAACTTGGGACTAGGAACGGTTGCCATAGAAAGCACGGTTCCTGTTGCCAAAGGCGGCACGGGCGCAACTACCGCAGCCGATGCAAGAACAAACTTGGGCCTCGGCACCTCTGACGCAGTGGCCTTCAACAGCGTTGCCGATGTGGCGGGTGATGTTCGCGACGTTCCACAGAACGCTAAGACATCAGCCTACACGCTGATCGCATCCGACAACGGCAAGCACATCTCGATCACGACGGGCGGCGTCACTGTCCCATCTGCGGTGTTTAGTGCTGGCGACACGGTGACAATTTATAACAACAGCGCGTCATCGCAGACAATCACGCAGGGCGCATCTGTCACTATGTACCTCGTCGGCACGGCAACCACAGGCAATCGCACGCTGGCCCAGCGCGGTGTTTGCACGGTCCTGTGTGTGGCTTCCAACACATTCGTCGTGACTGGTGGGGGGCTGACGTAATGTCTGTTCTTAATTTGCTGCTTGGTGCGAAAGCATCACTTGTCTCGCAATTTATAGCTGTTGCGCATAATACTTCTCCCAATATTACGGCATACCCTTGGTCAAATTCGGGGTTTGGTACTAAGTTTGCCAACCCATCTACTTTGCCGGCAGCTAATGGAACTAATGTAGCTTTCACCTCCTCCGGCAACACCCTTGCTGTTTTGCCTGAAGTCTCCCCATACGTTACTGTTTACCCTTGGTCGATTTCTGGGTTTGGAACGAAGTTCGCCAATCCAACTTCACTTCCCCCATCAACTGCATATCAGGTATCTTTTAGCCCCTCCGAAAACGCCATTGCCATTACAAGCACTACTACCCCTTTTATTAATGCTTACCCTTGGTCGGGCGCTGGTTTTGGTACTAAATTTGCCAACCCGGCTACTCTGCCGACAGGCTTTGCATGGGGTACAACTTTCAGCCCTGATGGGAACGCTCTCGCCGTTGGTCATGACATCACCCCTTTTATTTCCGTCTATTCTTGGTCAGGGTCAGGGTTTGGAACAAAGTTTGCCAATCCTTCTATTTTAGCGACAGGCTTTGGGCGTATAGCTTTTACCCCATCTAGCAACGCCCTTGCCGTTGGCCATGACTCCAGCCCCTTTGTCACTGTCTACCCTTGGTCAGGCAGTGGTTTTGGAACGAAGTTTACCAATCCAACCACCCTTCCTGCGGGAGCTTCGAGAAACGTTGCTTTCACCCCTTCCGGCGACGCTATTGCCGTTTCGGGGAACACGTCTCCCTACATAACTGCATACCCTTGGTCAGGATCAGGGTTCGGAACAAAGTTTGCCAATCCTTCTCCTATACCACAAGGTAATACAGCCGGTTTAGCGTTTAACTCTACTGGAAACGCTATCGCCACTGCTCACAACAGTACTCCTTTTGTCACTGTCTACCCTTGGTCGGGCGCTGGCTTTGGTACCAAGTTTTCAAATCCGGCTACTCTGCCAACAGGCATTGGTAACGGCGTAGCCTTCACACAAATCGTTTCTTAAAAAAGGAAAGACACAATGGAAAACACAGTAGCGCAACAGACACGCGAAGAAATTCTAAAGTCTTCTTTGGATTCTCGCATTCAAGAAGTGATGCATTACCAGATTAACATCGACAACTACCGCATTGCATTGGAGGAAATCTCCAAAATGTCGGATGACGACCAAGCAATGTTGATGGGTTTTTCAGATCAGCTTCGCACGTTAATGGCATCTGAAAAAATGGAGCAGATGAAAGCTCAAATTATGCTGACGGTACTTAAACAACAGGTTGTGTCGTGACATACGATCTGTTCGGGAATGTTGCATACCCTGACGACGGGCTACAGTACGCTTGGGATAAGGCAACCCTGTCTTGGGTCTTGCAGGAAGGCGTTTAACCAATGAATAGCCACAACCAAGAAGCAGCAAAATTCATAGCGGATGGTGTTTCGGTTGTGACCGTTGTTGGTACTTTGGCTGGCTTGTTGCCCGCAGTCGCAGCTCTATTCACGATCATCTGGACAGGCATTCGGATATACGAAACCGAAACTGTTCAGAGATGGCTAGGCAAATAAGGGGCGAGTAATGGTATGGACCCTGCCACAATCGCTCTTATCTTTGGCGCTGCCAAGACAGCATACTCTGCTGTACAACAGGGCATTAAGATTGGCAAAGACATCAACTCAATGTGCGGCGATATTGCTAAGCTGTACGGATCTGTTGCCAAACTAACGCAAGCTTCTAAAGACCCACCTAAACCTAAACTATTTAGCAAGGTGACGGCAGAAGAGATCGCCCTAGACATCGTAGTCAAGCGGCGTGAAGCGGCCGAGATGGCTGAGAAAGTAAAGAACGACTTCGTTGCTATCTATGGAGTACGCGGCTGGGAAGAAGTTCTTAAAGAAGTGATTCGCGTACGAAAGCAACAGCGATTACTGGAAGAAGAGAAGGCCCGCGAAGCAAAGCAGATGCGAGATGACCTTATCCAGCTTGGTCTTGTGGTTTCGGCGGCGATTGTAATCATGACGGGACTGTTAGTGTTAGCAGTTTTGATGGCTTAATAGCAGGAGCTTCTTATGAGAATGTCAGCAGCCGGACTCGCTACTGTAAAAGAGTTCGAAGGCCTTAGACTAAAGGCGTACAAGTGCCCGGCAGCGGTTTGGACTATTGGCTACGGCCACACCTCTGCGGCTGGCAATCCTATTGTCACCCCGGATCTTGTGATCACCAAGGAAGAAGCTGAAGAAACCCTTGCTCGTGACATGGAACAATACGAAGAGGGCGTCCACAAGTACGTCAAGGTTGACCTGACACAGGGTCAGTTCGATGCGCTGGTAGACTTTGCCTACAACGCGGGCGTTGGAGCTCTGCAAAAATCCACGCTGCTGAAGAAGGTCAACGCTGGCAAGTTCGATGAAGTACCTGCCGAGTTCATGAAGTGGACTAAGGGCGGCGGCAAAGAACTGCCAGGCCTTGTCCGTCGTCGTCGTGCTGAAGTCAAGCTGTGGCGTGGCCTTGATACGGAGAAGCCGATCTCCGTTGACGAAGCTCGTGCAGAACCCGACAAGCCCAAAGCATCCAAGTCAATTACTCAGTCCAAAGAGGCAAACGCGGCTGTGGCGGCAGGTGGCCTTGGTACAATTGCTGTGGTGCAGGAAGTCATGCCAATGGTGCGTGAAGGTGGCGATCTACTAGGTTCCTTCAGCCCGACAATCTTAATCTTGTTTGTTATTATCGCTGCAGCTGGTGCTGTTTGGTACTTCAGGAAGCAAAGGCTTGATGAGGAGGGCGCATGATCGGGTTGTTCTTCAGTCCTCTGGGCAAGTACCTCCTGATAGGAGGTATCGTCTTATCTCTTTTAGGTGGGGTCTACCTGAAGATACGAGGTGACGCCATTGCAGAAGTTACCGCAGCGGCACAGGCCGATGCACTAAGGAGGGTACAGAATGCGATTAGTTCTGGGGATAATGCTGCTGTCAGTCCTGACAGGTTGCTCGAATCTGATGGGCATAAAAGAGACTAACCTGTCAGCGTGCTCGGTCTGGAGGGATGTGTCGTGGTCTTCCAAGGACACAGCTCAAACGATTACAGAAGTTAAAGTTAACAACGCCCGTCGTGAAGGGTATTGCGAGAAGAAGTAACATGGGGTTTGCATAGAAGCCCTACCCTTCTCGCCAAGAGCTTGATAACAAGCGCCCCCTCGCTTGTTGTCTTGACTAGCCCAGAGGTTTCTCCCGCCTCTGGGCTTTTTTTATGCCTTCTTTTTTAACTTGCATAGTCGGTCTATTTCTAGAGTGCGCTGTTCTTGATTCATATCTCGTCGCATATTTATATTTTGAATCCGTGCAAGCCGATCCACCATTTCTTCAACGGTGTCTAGTAAGGTTTCAATGCGGTCGGCTGCCGCCTCAAGTTCAACTGCACGCAGTCTCTTTACAAGATCGTCACTCATTTGGCTTCCCCCTTAATATCATCAACTCGTCCTCAGCATCATTAAGTTCAACCTCCAACTGCCATACGGTCAGTTCCAGCTGCTCGATGCGGTCGGCAGCAAGGCTCAAAAGTTCGCGCCAACTGGTTTCTGTGTACAGCTCCGGGCTGCGTAGCTTTTTCAAAATGTCGTCAGTCATCTTTCTTCTCCCCTAGTGCTACACGAGCTTTTGCTACAATCTCACTGCAAACAATAGGGTTCCCACAAAAGAGAACGCTCACATGATCTGTGTTTGTCCCAGCAAGATACGAAACCAACGCTTCTAGTTCTTCGATTCGATCAGCTGCTTCAATATCTCCGTAGTAACGGAGCCGTGCTACGATATCTGTCTTCATGATCTTTTCCCTTCGAATGTCCGAAAGCATTTCCTGAACAATTAAATTAATATTTGCTGGCGTTTTCCTGACAGCGTGCAAGATTGTTGTGTGATCTCGATGTGCAAATAGATTACCCATTTGGGTATAGCTTAAAGATGTTACTCGCTTGGCAATCTGCCAGATAAGATGACGCGCCAAGACTAAATCTTTATCTCGTCGGACAGATAGAAGTTCTGATTTTGAATAGCTAGTTTTCTGACTGATCCAATCTACTATCTGATGAAACCGAATCGGATCTTCAATCTCAATTGGCTTCAGACAAGCTGGCCTCATTTTTATTTTAGGTTCGAGTTCTACTAAGCTGGCTTTGTTTGTGATTTGATTGATTGCTTTTTCCGCAGATCTCTTTCTGCGTTCTTTAGGTACAGGCAGCACAGCTTTTGGCTGTTCTAATTTTAATTGTTTTGGTTGTGGTCTAAACTCCAACGCTCTGTTTACTGCCACAGGCGTTGGTTGCATTTTGTTGCGGATGTTTTTATATCGCGCCAGAATTTCTTCAACTGTTTCCATTGATGCCCTCTATCACGCTAGCTAATTCCGACAGAGTTTTGTTGTACTCTTTCATCATCATGTTCTGAGTTTGATAAAGACTGTTGATGTGGTCAAGAACCTCCAGCATCAACTCTTTTGTTTGGTTGTCCTTCTTTAGTTTTATAAAGTCTAGTATACGCTGAGAAAGATCAAAGGTTTCTCCAATCTTAAACTCCATAATCTGTGTGAGATCGAGCTCAACTTCGTATGGCTTATCAATCATTAACTGTTTCCTTTCGGCTCTTTGTTAAGCGATAGGAATCTCCAACGATCATCCATATCTGAGCGATAGTACATCATCCAAATAAGGAACATTAAATTGCACATGGCATGTGCCGCATGAAGCTGGCCGCTTTCTATGTCAACATCTTCGCAATCATTAAGCGCATGGAGATGCCGCATGGTGGCAGAGATTAATCGTGTGTAAGAAATCCCCTCTCGCCAGTTCTCGGCTCCATACTTTAGTTGACCATGCTGGAGTACGGCCACCATCTGGGTCAATGCTGTTCGATCTAGCAAGTGCATAGGCAACTTGCCATCGTCGTGCTTTATTCCTGATTTCATTTTCTTCCCCTTATGCTGCTTCATGCTGGCTGATTAACCAGCAGTTCTCTAAAAAATCCGCTGCCTTAGCGGCTTGTGCGGCTGCGGTAAACAGCGCCATCTTGTCTTTCTTTGCAATCTCCAACCAGCCTTTGAGATATGCTGCGTGGTCATCTCGCGTATGATTGGCAATGCGCCACTCAGCTGCAAGAAATGCTGCGCCCATTTCGGCGACTAACTCTTCCATTGCGTAGGCATCCGACTTAAACTTGGTCGAGAGATTGCGATTGATCCGATGCTCTGCTCCTGTCCAATGAACGAGTTCATGAAACAGGACCGAGTAATAGTGGAAAGGATCATGGAACAATTCGAACTTGGGCATTCGAATCTGATCTGTGCTTGGGATATAGCAAGCACCACTGAGGCCATGCTCAATCTTCGCACCAGTGCATCGAATGAACTCTTCGATAAGGCCGATGCGCTCGCCTTCGCCTATGCTCTTGGGGGGCTCCGGCTCGGCGGCGCAATTACCTTCAACTTGATTGGCGTTAAAGACATGGGAGATCTTTGCGATCACAACCTTTTGCTTGTTGCCATTCTTGTCTTCGCGTTCGTCGGTCTTGAAGAAAACAATCTGCGTTCCCTTCTCACCTTTCTTTACGTTGCCACCCATATCGTTCCATTGATTATAGGTAGCCCATCTCTGCGAACTGTACCCCTTTGACATTGCAGTTAGCCAGCACATCATGACGTTGAGCCCACGATAGCTGGCTTTAGTCTTGGCGTTCTGTGGCATGTCGAGATTCATTGAGTGCCAGGGTGGCGACCACTTACCCGCATCATCAACTAACTCGATTAGCTTATCCGTCATCTCCTGGTATGCGTCTCTCATAGCTTTTCTCCCTAGCTTCAAGAGTAACTCTAAGAACATTTAAGATCCCGACGATTGTAGAGATCCGTGAATTTGAACGACCGGCTTCGATGCTGACAATAGAAAGCCGGGTGATCCCGACTTTCCTTGCCAACTCATCTTGGGTCATACCAAGATCTCGACGTCGATCTTTAATCAGCTTTGCAATTTGACTTGCTGCTGTTTCAGAACGGCATATCTTCATCAAGATCATTGGATGGTTTTCCTGTAGTCATCGGAGCATCTGACTTCTTGCCGCTGTCGAGCATTTGGAACTCGCCATTAAACGGACCAAGCACTACCTCAGTTGCGAGGCGCTTGCTGCCATCCTTCTCATACTCACGGATCTCAAGGTTTCCTTCGATGTAAACCTTCATCCCTTTGCTGGCGTAGTTCTCGATGACCTCCACCTTCTTCTGATCCCACACCACCACGTTCACCCACATGGTAGTCTTCTCTTTCTTAACCCAGCGATTGACTGCAATAGAGAACCGCGCCGCTCGCTTGTCCCCGTATGCTTTGATCTCTGGTTCCTTGCCGATATTTCCAACGAGCGTAACCTTGGCAACCATGACTAACTCCTTTTATGATTCGCTTTCGAGAGCCTTGCGCTTCTCAAGATACATCTGTCGTAGCGTCGCAAGCTCTGGCTTGGACAGATGAGAGGCTTTCTCTTTGATCTGATTAGAGACTTGCTCAAGTTCAGATGGGATCGTTGCCAATTGAACAGCCAATTCAAGGGCGGCAACTATTGGATTGCGGTAAGATGAAACTTGATCTTCATCGGGGTCGTCACCTGTTTCAAGGCCAAGTGTTTTAAGCAAAGCATACTTAACTGAATAAGACATAGCTTTGCCTGGGCCTTTGTCCTGGTCATCTAATCCATAGCCAAAGGTTTCCACATCGAAGAAGTCATGCTGGTCATCGATGTTAACAAACCGAACCGTCATTGCACACTCGGTTCGATTGCCACTCTGTTGGTGCTGCACCTGAATTGGATAGTACACAATGCCAGCTTCGAGTAAAGCCGGACGTACCTTGGCAGTCACGCTGTCGTGCGAGACAATAGAGTACCGCATCCCAGCCTTCTTTTCTTTCTGGATGTAGGTCACTTTCTCCATGACCTTGGCCAGTCGTTGGTGAATATTAAGCAAGCTCATTTGTTGTTCCATCATTTTCTTCCGTCCCTTGATCTAGCTCTAGATCGATGTCGATCTTGTAGCCTATTGCCAGTTCCCATAACGCTTGAAGCCCATCATCATTGGGTTCCTTTACGAACTTGTCGATCTCTGTTACCAGATCGTAAAGCCGCATCATCCAGAAATGCCGTGTCATTTTTTGAAGTCTCCGTGTATCCAGACAATATGTCTGCGTCCACTTTTACCGCGATACTTTCGCCGACCTGAATCAACGATCAGCCCTCGGTCAGCCAGCTCTGCCCGACGTGAACGATAGGTAGATCCTCTGTGTTGGAAGTGTTCATTCATTTCATAATCCGTAAAGCCTATTAGGTTACGCGAGATCGCATACTCCTCTACTTGCTGCTGGATCTCATTGAGCTTGGGCATAATAGATTCGGCTGCCTCAAAGCTAGTCTCTGGGTCTGACTTGCGCGCTTTGGTGTAGACACCTTTTGTGAAGTGGTAGAAACTATTCTCTTGCATCTTACTTCTCCTTTGTGGGACGGATGACAACGCGACCACGCTTGTCACGCTTGGCTGTGATACCGTGACCATAAGCTTCGCTCCAATCATCAGCGATGAGAGTGCGGAGTTCTTCTTTAGAATCATCGTACAACTTGGAGGCCTCTGCATTCTCAACGATCTTGGTTGAGAGCGCAGCCCATTGATTGTTTGCAGTCATGTCCATGATCTTCATGCCATCGACCTTGATCGTCTCAATCTTTTTCTCGGCTGCTGCAAGTGCGCCTATGGGTGCAAGATCAGGCGGTACCTTGTTGACGACATGCCACCAGAAAGCCTTCTCCATCTTGATGAGTTCAACGATGTACTCAGCATCAGCATCGACGCGACAAATGTCAGGCTCGTCATTGCCCCGGATGACAGACAAGAAACAGTGATCGACTGCCGTGACTGCCATGTAGTGCTGAAGCTGGGGCATGTAGTACCTGGCCTTGTCCCTAGCAGTGACGCCATTGGACGAGTGCTTCATCTCCAAGAACGTTCCATGTTCTGGGAGCCAGCGATCAAGGTTTGCACCCATCCATTTGTGCTCTTCGTGGTAGCGCATTGATAGCACTGGCAGGACATTCCAACCCCGCATCTTGGCAACCCATGCACCATGAAATCCTTCGGTCAAGATGCCCATCTGAACTTTGAACACGCCGGACAAGTCTTCCGATTCCTTTGCACCAATCTTCTCTTCGTACAGTTCGTGCCAGTCACCCTTCATAATCCGTGCGGCATCCGAGCCACCAATGAAACCAATCCTGTTCATGCGATTCTCCCCTTCTGATGAGACAACTATACTGCATTAGTGCTGGTACTGCAAGTGTGCAGTGGAAGTTAGATGCGAGAAACAGCTAACTCCAACCTAGTTTTCCATGCCCTTAGATGTTCTATCGCTGGCTTGGCTGCCTCGATGAACTCTACAGGCAATGGAAGATTAGGATATCTGTGGGTCTTCACGATCTGCCGGCATGCTTCTTTGAAGGCGACTGCCGGGATGTCTTGGAAGACTGCCACATATAACTTGAACGCTTGCCTCTCAGGCAATGGCGCTCGAAAGACCTCGGCCACTACTTCAAGAGATGACGTGATCTCTTGTGGCGTAGCTGGCTCGAACGCTTGCCGCACCTGTGCGAGGGCAAGCGTGAGAGACTGCTTCGCCTCCTCATATGTCAATGAGTTTGGGAGCGGCCTCTTCATATTGACCAAGCTCACCAAGCAACTCAGCTGCTCGCTTACGATTGGCTGCAACCAGGCTTGCGGGATCACGGCGTGTCGTTCCTCCGGACCTGACGGCATGAGTACGTCTGATCCAGTTGCGCCATGTGGCTTGCCAGTCAGACTTTGGTTTGGCTGTACCAATCCAGTAATCGATGAACTGATCTGTCGCATCTTTGAGATCCACATCTGGCCGAGCTGACTTAGCCCACTCGACATTGGCTTCGGTTGGTTTGAAATCAGAAGGGATCTGGTGCGCCCTTCTATTAATAGATGATGGTTCCTTATGGTTAGGGTGACACGGTGACACCCCCCCCTGACACGGTGTCACCCCTGACACAGTGTCACCCCTCTGATCGAAGGCTGTCATGACATAGAGGTTGGTTCGACCTGGCTTTTCCTCGACCCTCACTAGCCCTATTTTAACGAGCTCTGATAGGGCTCTTTGAATCGAGCGAGTACTGAACCCAGTGTACCGAGACAGCCTGTCTACGGACGGCCACGCCTCACCACGAGGGTTGGCATGGTTAGCTAATCCAACCAGGACAAACTTCAGCAGCGGCCTAGTCGGGCCTTCAACTTCAGGCAACTCAAGGTTGAGTGCATAATTGAGTGCTTCGATGGACACGATTAACTCCCTTAAATTGAGCAGCCCCTCCCCCCACAGGGGGGCTGCGAAATTTTAAGGGGTTTTATTTACCCACTTATCAACATCGCGAGCGGGGATCTCATTGATCTTTAGATTGTACTGAGCTTCGACCAGTTTCTTTTTGATGAGATAGACATCTGTGACCATGCCTTTCACATCTTCAACTACGACAAGCTCAGGTCTTTTGAGTTCGTTCAGAATCACATACCGAAAGTCAGCACGATAGGTTGTGATCGGTCTTCCATGATGGACGATTGCATAGCTGGGTTGAAGAACTAAATCTTCAATCATGCCATCGCGTTCCATATCTTTTAGTTGAAGGTAACGCTTGGCCTCAGCAGCAGAAGCAAACCAATGACCGTCAATTCTTTGACCATTGGCATTGTACTTACCGCGACGAGACTTGTTTAGATTCAATAACTTACGAGCTTCAGTGGTAGAGACAGGCAATTTAGTCATTGATTTCCTCGACCACTTTGATCTTCACATTCAGTGCATCGCACCAGCACATGAGATAGAAACAGGATGGCAGTCTTACTCCGCTCTCCCATTTATTAACGTAGCAATCTGACACGCCAATCAATGTCGAGAGTTCTTCTTGACTGAAGCCCTTCATCTTCCTTCGCAGGATTAATGCCGAGATCAGATCCTTGTAGAATACTTCCTCAGTTGGTGAGGGTATCGTATTCCTTGAGAACACTGGCTTCTTGATTGCATTGCGTGAGAGAGCCAGCAACCTTGAGTGCTGTTCTGTAATGAAGATCTCGCCCATTGAGCACCCGATAGTATGTGCTATCAGGGACACCAGCTTGGAGAAAGGCTTCCTTCAGATCTGCATCCTTGCTGACGGCAAGTTCTGCTAACTGAACAAAGTAACTTTTGATTTCCATCTGATGGCCTCGACTGATTTGACCTGTCGAGAATACTGCACATTTGCAGGTTGTCAATCATCCTCTGTCTTATACATCTCCTCTCTTTCAATCTCCAAGTCTTCTTCAATCCAAGACATGACTGTCTTCACTTCATCCATTAGGTACTGAAAGTTATCTTCATCTTTGATTTCTTTATTGCGTTGCTTGCATTCTTCGTAGTCCCAGATGACCTCCCATAAAAGGTTCATCCATTCGGTAGGGTTGTTCCGTCTTACATCTGGTAAGGCTTTGAGTTCAATCATCTTTTTGTTCCTTCAGGATGAGATGCTTTCATCTTTTAGCCCGACAAAAACTGACGTCGAGATCTCTAATGTTTCACATGAAACGTAAGCAGCAGCCCTCAGATCCAGAGAAAGGGGGTGCCATTCCTGCGAGGCCATGCACTCCTATGGCGTGATGATCCATAGACCATAGAGGATCGTGCTTATGAGCAGCAGTGTAAAGGAGGCTTGTATTTCTTCCATTAGCTTAATCCTTTATCCAAGATAGAAGGGGTACGGGGCGAAGCCCCGGAAAATTTTTTACGATTTTGCACTGCACAAAACTGTTGCGCTGCACCTATCGGGTGGGGGTAGGCGGGGCTCATCACCCCGCCTGGACATTACGCGACAAATTCGCGGGTGTCTGCGGTCTGCGTGTCCATGTCCCGGCCCGTGGTCTGCATGGGCTGGCCTAGCAGGGCGGCCAAGTCTGCGGCTGCTGCTGAGACTGGGGCTTTTTCGCGGGGCGTGTAAGCGGGCTCCTGCCATGTCTTGCCTGTGATTGCGGCGTAGGTTTCGCTCGCTTCTCTGAGCGCTGAGCGGATGATTTCGACGCGGGCTTGTGCGCTCATGATACGCTCGCGCTGGCCGGTGAGGCGGTCTTCAAGGTCGGGGCCATGCCGGGTGCTTTGCAGCAAGTCGCGGCCGATCTGCACGGTCTTCTCGTGATAGGTCGCGGCGCTTTTGAGCTGATAAAATAGAGCGTTGGTTACTGATTTAAGCACGGCGTCCTGGGCATATCCAAGTTCGTTCATTGCGATGGGCTGGCCGGTCTCGCGGTCGGTGCCGGTGGTGGGAAGATTGAAGTATGCGCCAAGTACGGTCATGATTTTGGAAAGCGGCTGCGTGGTGATCTGGTTCTTGATGAGCTTCGTCATGGTGTTTGTCCTTGGTACGGGTTCGTTGAATCTCTCAACAAAAACATCCTATCAAGCGGCTAGTGTACAGTCAACTATTCTTTTGAGAATATGAGAAGAAAAGTGAAGGGGCACAAGAGCTAAACCATAAAGGCTGCGTCTTCCGTTCGGCTGGCCTAGCGACCGGAGGGAGCTGAGACGCTTCAGCGGCTCGGGAGTACGATGCTTGTGGGCGTAGCCCGTCAAGCGTTGTACGTTGTGCGACTGCGTTGACGCCACAGGCGGCAACATAACAGCAGTCGCTATGGCGGCCTTGGCCGTCCGTATGCCGTATGACTGGGCCCACTGCCGGGGCAGCCTAGCTGAGCGAGGATCGAAGCCCGAAGGGTGAAGACGCAAAGCGGCTTCATTCACGAGAGCCGTGCCGAGCAACAGCGAGGTCGCTCCCGTAGGTTAGTCCCTTGACAGGTTTGTAAGCGTCTCTACTGTATAAAACAATGGGAACCAGAATCGCCATGAGCAGTCTTACAGCACGATCAGATACACTGCCTCTCACCGAAAAGCAGGACGCATTCTGTGATGAGTATGTAGCAAACGGTGGGCGGGGAACAGCAGCCGCAAAGGCAGCAGGTTACGCAGAGAAATCAGCGCATGTTGAAGCCAACAGATTGCTGAAGAACCCACTGATATTGCAAGAGGTTTACAAGAGGACTGCCCTGGCCGTAGGTGCTGCTGCTCCGAGGGCGTTAATGACCATCATTGAGATGAGCACTAACGCTAAAAGTGATTACGTAAAGCTCGAAGCGTCTAGAGATCTGCTTGACCGGGCTGGATTGAGAGCACCTGAGAAGGTTGATCACCGGATAGATGGGGAATTAAAGGTAAGCATTGATCTGTCCTGAAAAAGCGAGGGGGGGTCCAAAAGTCTGCGATTTATACTATTGCAAGGTCCCCCACAATTATTTTTCCCCTTCAAAGTTCGCTCACACTACAAGCTCCTGCACATTAGCAGTCAGTCCATTGAGGATTGGCTGGTCTCTGTAGATTTTGGTGATACCTGTTGGTACGGGTGTGCGGGGCTAGGGGGCGTTTAACTGAGCATAGCGAAGGCTATTACTCTCTTTCCGTTTTCTAGCCCCAAAGGATTTGAAGATTAACTGAGCGAAGCGAAGGCTATGGCTGCTCCTCTTTGGCAACGTAAGGCTGGTCAGAACCCCAAGGGTGGGTTGAATGAGGCTGGTCGTGCTTCCTATAAGAAGGAAACTGGTGGGACATTGAAGGCTCCTGTGAAGGGAGCTCCGTCTGGACCGGAGGAGATGAAGCGCAAGGGATCGTTCCTTGTCCGCATGGGTTCATCGGCTGGCCCTTTGAAAGATGACAAAGGTAGGCCCACGAGGTTGAAGCTGTCCCTCGAAGCGTGGGGGCATGGTGGAGACAAGGCGACTGCGGTCACTAAGGGCCGCGCATTACTCGCTCGATATCAGGCTCTCA